TTCTTCGGTTTTAGGTTGTGTGTTCTAAGAGACTTCCCAACCGCTTGATTAAGAAGTCTTTTAGAGCATACAACACCCGCGGCTAATTTGTACTTTTTATATTGCCGCACCGCGAAGTGGTTGGGCTTGTCCTTTTCCAGCTCCTTGAACGCGATATCCACAGGATTTTCAAAGGTTTCATCGTCCTCGCGGACTTCCATGGCGTTGACCAGCTCGATGAGCGTGGCAAAGTTCTGCTCTTCTTCGGGCGCTTCATAATGGATGTAGCCAATCAGGGCACAATACAAAAGCGTCTCTGCCTTCACCCAGAAATCGTCACCGGATTTTCCGTCTCCCTTGGTATTGCAGATCAGGGTGTTGACCAGCTTCAAAATGTCCTTTTCTGAGTGGATGTAGGCGAAGGGGTTATAGTGCATACTCTTGGAAAAATTGATGGTGTTGAATATCTTGATGCGATAGTTGTTCTTCTCCAACAGTTTGCCGCACTCGACCACGATACTGCCTTTTGGGTCGGTGACGACGAACGAAACCGGATAGTCTTTCGACTGGCATTGCATGAGGTTTGGCTTGATAAAAAAGCGCGTTTTGCCGCTACCGGAGCCGCCGATGACCAGCACGTTTTTATTCCGCGCCGTCCGCGGGTCTTTGGGACGATTGTTCATGGTCAGGCTCTCGGTCTGCGTGAGGATGATGTTGTTCTCGAATATCGGGTCGATATACGGCGCGATGTCCTCATGCGTGCCCCAGCGGGCACTGCCGTACTCCATATTCTTGCGGAATTTCTTGGCGTTCTTGCCTTTGACGTAGACCGCCAGCCGTAGTGCGGCGGCGATCAGGAGGCCGACCAGCAGATCGGCGGGGTGGAAGCTCGGAAGTAGGCTCTTAAAGGCCAGCCGGAAGCCATCCAGAATATGCAGGGCTTTTTGAGAGAAGTCCAGCCCCGGTGCTAACCGCGCAGCCTGCCCACACTTGGTTCCCAGCAGGGCGAACAGCAGATACGGGAGATTGGGGAGAATGATTTTCTTGATGTTTACAGGCTTTTTCATAGCTCCAGCCCCTTATCCTTGTGTCTGACCGCAGGCTTGATGATGTCCTTTGCCGCCTGAATATCATGCAGATGCTGGATGAGAGAGGGTTTCTGACGCTTCCTTGCCGTATTGCGGGTATATTCCTCAAAGGCCGCTGTGAGGGCATCCGCGTCCCGCGCCTTGAAGAACACCATGTACTTGGGCGGCGAGAGGGTCTTGTCCTTTTTTACAGCGTAGTCCACGCCGTATTTCCTTGCCACACGGTCAAAATCCTTGATGTTTTTATTGCTGATCTCGATGTTGGCAACGCCCTGATTCTGACCGACAAGCTGCTTGACCGTCTGCTTGCCGGTGGGCTTTACGGGGCCAGCCCGTTTTTTTTCTGCAATTTTTGCTTTCTGATGTGCCAGGAACTTCGCAACCGCCGCCTTGAGCACCCGTCCGGTGAGCTTCGTTGCGCTGATTACAAGGGTCACTGTCCTGTTTTCAACCTCTTCCTGCAATTATGAACGCCTCCTTCCATGATGATTACAGTATGCACCGACACACAGCTTACAGCGCGATGGCCGGGATCGTTTCGTCTCCGTGCCGGAGCTGCACGGTGCGCTCTTCAAAAAGCCGCCGCACCAGACCGGCGTCCCCCGAAGAGATATCCCATAATTCATCATCGAGACAGTAGAACACAATGGTGGGGCCGGTCAGGTACGTTTCGCCGCTGACGGTCACGACTGCTTTCTGCTCATAAGCCATGTACAGGTCGAAGGTCGGCATCTGCCGCACATGCGTGCAGAGGAAGCCGGTCGCAATGAGCGCGTCCAGCAGACGCATGGATTTGGCCTTCTGGCCGGGCACAGCCAGTAGAACCGAAACATTGCTTTCATCGTATTCCTCATCATTCGGGGTGAGCTGGAAGCCAGAGACGGGTGCGTAGCCGTCGCTTTTGAGCCTGACCCTGCGAGGGATTTTCCCGTGCGGGAGGATGATGTTGACGTCGCCTGTGATGTTTACCGTGAAGTTTTCCATGATACATTCCTTTCTCAGCGCTCGCTCTGGCGCTGCCGTTTGTTTATTCCGATATTGAAATCAATCGCGGGGTTCTGTGATCGTTACTGTCAGTCCGTATTCGTCCTCCAGCGCTTGCAGCAACTGCTCAAGCTCATCACGGCTCTTGGTATACGGGATTTCCAGTGCCGATACCGGAACCTCCAACGTCTGAGCCAATATACAGAGCAGATCGTGTTTGGGCGTTCTTGCACCGGATTCATACTGCGCGATGCGGATGTCGGCGGTTTTTACCGGAAAGCCCACAGCTATCCCCAAAGCTCTTTGCGTCATCCCACGTTTCAGACGAAAGCTGCGGATGCGTTTTCCCGGACTCATAAAGCTGTGCATTGTCTTTGCTCCCTCCTCCGCGCTGGATAGCCAGCCTTTTTCTGAGCTTCTTTCAACGTTCGTTCTGGTGCTGCCGTTTTTTCTGCCACTGATCCAGCAGCTTGATAATGACCCGTTCCATTTGCTGCGGCGTGTAATTCTTGGGGAAGTATTTGCGGAGCGTATCGCTTTTCAGCGTGACGCGATCCAGCTCGTCTTTCTTTTCTTCGGACATGACCTTGTACATGGCGTCCTGCGTGCATTTGCCCTCACGGCTGAGCTTTTTCAGCCGCTGCGCCTGCGAAAGCGAGGGGGTGTTCTGGGAATACTCCATTGCATCCAGAAACTGCCGCTGTTCCTCCGGCTTGAGGTACGACAGCTCCACAGCAGGATTCAGGGCAATTTCCTTGGCATCAACTTTCTGCTGAATCTCTGGAACAAGCTCCGTCAGGCGAATGAGCCGCTTTACCTGCGAAACGCTTTCGCCGCTGTCCTGTGCGATTTTTTCAGCGGAATTTAACTTTGGCCCAACTTGGACTAAAGTTAAATCTGTCCGCTGTCCCTGATGTTTCAGCGCCTCCATTTTCATCTTGTACGCCTGTGCGCGTTCCATGGGAGAAATATTCTCGCGCTGTAAATTGGTATCCACCAACAAAATCACCGCCTCGTCGTCAGTCAGATTGCGGACAATGGCCGGGATCGTGTCCTTCCCGGCAAGGCCGCTTGCGTGCAAGCGCCGGTGTCCGGCGACCATTTCATAGCCGCCTCCGGGGTCTGACCGGATGATGGTAGGGTTGAGCACACCGAACTGCATGATGCTGTCTACCGTCTCCTGCATGAGCGCATCGTCCACCACCTTGAACGGATGATTCTTGAAGGGGTGGATATCCGAAATGCGTACCTGTTGCACCTGCTCCGGCTGGGTGCTCTGTGTGTCCTTTGGTTCTGTCTTCTTTGGCATAACGTTCACCTCCGTAACATGTGAAAAGCCGCAGGCCATACAGCCAGCGGCGTCTAAATACGTCCTTCCGCCATATCATGCTGAACCAGCGCCGCATAGTAGCTGCTTATGGTAAGCGAAGCGTTATACAGCGTTGCCAGCAGATATTGACGGATGTTTTTGATCTTTGTGGTGTTCTCTTTCATGCAGCTCACGACAAAACGGATATGCTCGCTGTCCAGCTTCAGGAACCGGCTCCTGACCACCTCTGCTGGTTTATCATCCCCGGAGATGCGCACGGTCTGCTTTGTGGTACAAACTGTATCCACGATAAGCTCCAGAATTTCCTCGACGATCTCCTTGTCATACGGCAAGTCCACCAGCAGAACGTCATAGCTGATATTCTCCATGATAAGCTCTCTGTACTGCGCTCTTCGCTCCGCATCGTTTCCTTTCGATTCCCACTTTTGACCGCCCCTGAACGAAGGGAAGGGAAGAGACTCAGTATCGTTAAAATCAGTATTGTTCTTCTCAGTATTACTACCTTTTGATTTTGGAAATTCTTGAGTTTCGATTTTCAAAAGTCCAGAATTTTGATTTTCACCATTCTTGAATTTTGATTCTGGTGCGGAAACAAAATTCTTGACGTAAATGAGATTAGGTTTGCCGAGACCCTGCCGTTTGCGCTCGATAAGCCCGCATTTCTCATCCAATTCGTTCAGCAGCTTCATGGCCTTCTGCGAAGCGCAGGAAAGTGCATCCATGATGTCTTCGACGGTATAGACGATGTACACGCGCCCCTCCTGATCCAGCCAGCCGTTCTTGGCAGACAAACTCATGCGATCAAGGAGCAAGCCGTAGAGGATTTTGGCCTCTGCCGAAATGTCCTTGAACCGGCTGTCCGTGAACAGCACTTTGGGGATGCGGTAGAAAGAGAACTGTTCCGCCTGATCCCCGTAGTAATAGTCCAGTGTCATGTATCTTCACGCCCTTTCCAAAGGCCCATAGAGCGCAGCAGCTCTTTTGTACACCAGCCGATGCAGGGAGACGCCCGCCCATACGGACAGCCGTCGCACTCACTGACGGCGGCAGGCGGCTTCTGCGCCGAAATATAATAGCAGTCGGTTTTGCCTCGGTAGGTGCAGCCCTCGGTCTGCTTCCAGAAATAGCAGTACCGGCAGTCTTTCGGTTTGTCCTCTGTATGTCCGTTCATTGCTCTCGCCTCCATTCCCGCCCATACCGGGCAACAAAAAAGCACACCCTCCGGCTCCGTCAGGGAGCAAGTGGATGCGCTATGTAATACCGATTGTCCATGCCATGTTACTGCGTCAGGACATGAAAAAAGCGCGTCTGCCGACCCAAGCGCCACTTTGGGTAAACAGACGCGCTTTGTTTTACTTGCGGTTTTTGCGTGAAAAAGCTCAAAAAGCAGCGTGTTTCTGACACTTTTTGAGCCTTAATGTTTTTAGTCCTATTATTACAGCCGCGTCCGCAAAAACGCCAGCATATTCCCATTCGGGGTTCTTTTGAATCAGTGCGCTGTAATAGCTCACCTGTGCAGAAAGCGAGCGCTGCATCCGCTCGGATTCCATCGACACTCTGGCGTAGGCAGCGACTCGCTTTCTTGTTTTTAGAACCGGCAGTTTTCGCTCGATTTTCTCTACTGTTTTCAATGAAATCCCTCCTTCCGGTAGTGTCTATATATCACTCTAAAAGGCCGGAATATCAAGCGTTTTCGGATAATAATGTACCCAAATATGGCCGGTATTTTTCGAGCAGAATGGTATCAATTTCAGCGTATTCCTCCTCGGTGATCAGGCCCTTTTCGAGCATGGATTTCGCCATTGAAATAGCTGCGTGATAAAGCATATCGTTGTGGAGTTTCTCCTTGCTCAACAGGCATCACCGCCTTTGAACCGGGCCGCAATATAGCAGTCGTGGGAGCAGTATTTGCGCTTTGCGTTTCCGTAGGCAGTGAACTCCTTCCCGCACTCCGGACAGCTAAAGGTATAAACGGCCTTCTGCTTTACGGCCTCCGGATGAGCGTTCCACCATGCCGTCCGGCACTCCGGGCAGCAGAACTTCTTCTGTTTCCGTCCGGGGAACTGGATCAGCGTTTTGCCGCAGTTCAGGCAAAGCTGCGTGGGAACCTCCGCAAGGCTGTGGCTCTCTGCCTTCTCACCGGCGAGGCCGTGGGATCGACAATATGCTTTGACGCTGTCCTTTGACAGTCCGACGCTGTTGGCGATGGCCGTATATCCAAAGCCCTGATGCCGCAGGGCCGTTATCTTTTCTCTTTGCTCATTTGTCATGAGATTGTCCTCCAGTCCGAGAGGGGTTCCTCTCACTACCCACTGGAGGGAAATAGCCATCTTGAACGAAAAAAGAGCAAAAAAAATAACGCCCTCCACGGAATGATCCGCAGAGGGCGTGTGATGAGGTTCGGTCTACTTATTCGGGATCTTCAGCTTCATACCGCTGTAAATGACATTGCTTTTCAGCCCATTCAGGCTGACGATTTCCTTATAGCGGCTGCCGTTGCCGAGATACTTCTTGGCGATTGCCCAGAGGGTGTCACCATGCACCACGGTGTGGATGCGGTAATCCTCGGAGGGTTTCGTGCCTGCCACGGCAAGTGCAGAGGTCTTGACCGGCGACATGATAGCGTACCTGCCGGACTCGTCCTTGTTGATGACCGTGCGGTCGCCGCTGACCTCTACCACATACCAGCGGAGCTTCTTCACCCAGCCGGGAATGGCTTTGCCGTTATAGTAGGTGCTGCCCGTGATGGTCACGAGGTCACCGGCCTTGATACCTACAGGCGTGGGCTTGACCGTGTCGGCAGGTTTTACATCACCGCCGAGAGCTGCCGTGACCTTGGATGCCAGATCACCCATACGGGCATACATCCAGTTGCCGGGGCAGGATTTGTTCGCAAACCATCTGTGAACAGTCAGAACCATCTCGTCAGATTTCGGGGTGTAGTTCAGCGTCTTGGCCTTATCGCCCAGCCAGAGCAGCTTGGTTTTGCCGTTGCGCCTGCAGATATCGGTGCAAAGCTCGATGAGTCTCTTGTACACCACATCCTTGAAAGCGTAAGGCTCGGTGTTGTCGCTGGCACACTCGATGGTGATAGCTCTCTGGTCATTAGCATTGGAGGAAGAGCACCAAGAGCGGTTTTTCTCTTCCACATACATCCCGACCCGACCGTCCACGCCGATGCCGTAGTTGCTGCTTGCCTGCCGGGATGCAGGCAGAAAAATATTGCCCAGAGTTTCCACCGAGCACTGACCCACCACGCAGTGCGGTGTGATGCGGTCAATGCTGTGGGTGCGCTGCCCGGAGTGGTTCGGGCTGAGTTTGGTGTAGGACACCAGGGAACTGTTTGTGTAAGCCATATTATTCATCCTCCTTTTCACTGCGGTCATGAAGCTGCTCCAGCACGGATTTCAGCTTCTGCGGGATGGGCAGTCCCAGGTATGCGGCGTTTTCCAACAGGGACACGCCCTCGTTCGACAGGTAGAAGAAAATGACGGCAGTACGCATCACCGAACCGCTGCCGATGACGCGGGTGTCGAGAATATGCCCGATGCCGACCAGGGCGAAGATGAGCACCTTTTTGAAAATGCCCTTGAAACCGACTTCGCTGGACAGCTTCTTATCCACCACGGCGCACATGATGCCGGTGATGTAGTCGATGACTACGAAAGCCAGAAGCGCATAAAGCAAGCCGTCACATCCTCCCAAGAACCATCCCAGCCAGCCGCCGATTCCGGCGAACACCACCTGAATGGTCGTCCAGAATTCTTTCATGTTGTTTGTCCTCCTTTGAAATTAAAAATGGGTATGAAAAAAGTGACGCTGGAGCGTCACGCTTTTCCGATAGCATAGATTGATACTTTGTAGGTTGCCGATGGTACCGTATTTGGTCTTACGGCAAATATCTTTCCGGGGTTGGTCGTTGTAGACCAGCTACTCGAACTGCCTCGCTCCACAAACATGGCGTAATTGCTGTTCTCCGTGGAGATATGGACATGAGGAATTTCCGCGAAGGTAAATGGAAAATTAGGGAGCGCAATTGCGCCGCTCTCATAGAGCACGCCCCATGCCGTCGAAATGGCGGTCGTAAAGGAATACTGACCCCAACATTCCGCTGTACCGCTTTTCCATTTACGGTAATTCCAGATGCCGCTTGTCCCTTGCTGAATGACAAAATCAGCAAGGGGTGAGCCATCCACCCGCATATCCCCGGCAACATCCAGCATGGCTTGTGGCTCCGGCGTGTTGATGCCGACCTTCTTTTTCCGAAGCGCAATGAGGGGCGTACCCTGCGGAACAGTAAAATACAGATCCAGACTGCTCAAAGAATAGAGCTTGTCTTGGATCTGTAGATGAAGGTCGTAGGAACTGTTGGCATCCAGACTGCACAGTTCCAAATTGGAGTAGCTGAAAGAGGTTCCGTTTTTTGTCGTGCCGGAATAGATGCTGGTGTAGCTGCCGTAGCTGCTCTCACTGGTTTTCTTGTACCGATACCGCACATAAACCACGCTGTTTTTTTGCGTCCCGTCTACGGTAACAGCAGAAATAGAGCCACTGAATTTGAGCTGCATTTCCGCTTCGATATCGTTGGTTCGCCGGAGCGTTATCGAGGACATTTTCGGCTTGGTGTACGGAATGACCGTCACCGTCTGTGAAGTTTCGGCGGTGTAGCCGCGGGAGTCCGTGACCGTGAGCGTGACCGTCACGCTGCCGGACTTGGCGATTTTTCCGACCGTGATAGCAGACCCAGTTGAATTGGATGCGGATAAACCGTTGCAGGAAGCGGTATAGTTGGAAATGGACGCTCCGTTCTTCGCAGTCGCTGTTCCCGGTGTAACCTTGAGAGTCGAGTAGTCCTGCACGAACAGTTGGTCGTTCCCCGTGAGGTTCTTTGTGGTCGTGTAGCTGTCGGCATAAGTGAATCCGCTTATGGTCGGAGCAGAATTGGTCGCCGTGGTCAGTACAGTGGCGGTTTTGCTTGAAGTACTGCCGATCTGCGTAGACCCGCTGTAAGACGAAACCGCAAAGGTACCGGTGAACGACTTGATGGATGCCATTGCATTCAGCAGTGTCGTCCTCTGCGCCGATGTCAGCGTGACTGTGCGGTTTGCAGTGCCCTTCGACCAGGAAAGCCCGGAAATAGTCAGGATGGTTGCGCTGCCGTTTTTGAGCACCAGCGTATTGGTGTAGGAGGCTTCGTACACGGTCATATTGATGGTAATGGAAACCGTGGCATTGTCCGCCGTCACCGTGTTGACACTATTCACCACAGCACCGCCCAGCGTCTTGACCGTGGAACTGCCGGAAGTGCCGTAGACATGGTTGTACTGCCGCCTTGCTCTGACCCTCACCGTGTAGCTTGTATTCGGTGAGAGCGAGGTGGTCGTCACACTGGCACTGGTGGATACCGTCGTTGAGAACTGCGTCCAGCTCGAACCGCCGTTTGTGCTGTACTGCCAGATGTCCGCCGTGGCCGAGGATGTCGCGGAGATTTTGAACCCGTTTGCCGTGACATTCGATGTACTGAATGTAACTGTGGGAGCAGAGCGGTCAATGGTAGTCAGCGTCATGCTGCCGCCGTATTCCTGTGAACCGTAGATATAAACACGGGTCGAGAATCCGACCGCAATCGTTTTGCTGCCGTTGCTGTCGTGAGCTACAGTAATCGTGCCACTGACAGAACCTTTCTTTGCCGGGAAAACACGGTCATCCCAATAGGTACGGTCCTTTGAGTATACGGTCGTACCATTGATCGTTACAGTGGTCGTGTCAATGGTGTAGTAAGTGGATGCGCCACCGGTAGAGGTCAGCGTCCAGGAAAGTGTCGAGCTGTTACCGACCACATTCACGCTTTCTGAAATGTCCAGTTGAAGATAGCGCCCATCGTATGCCGCGCTTTTCCAAGTTGCCATAGCTTTCCCTCCTTAATCCAGAATGACGATGTTCAGCCCTTCGGACGCCGTCGGCATCGGGACAAACTTCGTTTTGCCCACGGTCAGCTCGCCGTCTACCGTGGTTTTCTTAGTCTGCGTTTCGTCCTTGTTCAGGGTAAAGATCACCTCATCGTTGTAATAACCGGCGAACTCCGTGTTCGTGATGACCGTCCGCTGAGACGATGCGCTGTTGGATACCTCAATGCCCCGCTTGTCGATCTTGACCTCCTGAGTGTAGATCTCGTTGGGAGCAGGCGTCCACTTTCGGGGAATCGCTCCTTCGGAAATCATGATGTCGGCGAGATAAATGGACGCATCCCGACAGTAGCAGTAAATACGCAACGTGGGGTCGGTCACATCCGTGAGCGTTACGGAGTAATCCGTCCAGTCAAACGCCGTGGACTTATTGAACAGGTACTTGGTTTTGTTCCCGTTGTAGGTCACATAGAAATACCCGGACATGGTCGAGGTTTTCTTTGCCCGAACCGAGATCGTATAAGTGCCGGGAACCACCCCTCGGATGTACTGCGACAACGAGGAGTATGCGCCCAACACAAAGCAGGAGTCGGAAATGGTGTTGTTCTGCGTATCGGTGGAGGTGTCGGTTTTTACCGTACCGGAGTAGCTCCAATCATCCGTGATGCCGTTCAGCCCGGAAGAGTTCTGCACATAGTTGATGCCGCCGATGTACTGCTCCTGCATGGTGACGGACAGTCCATCCACCGTGTGTTCCAATTCCGAAACACGGCTTTCGGAGTTCAGCACCCGTTCCTCCAGGATGCCTTGGTCGTTGGACACTGTTTCCACGGTTTCGGTGAGGGTCGCCACATAGCTGTTCAGCCCGTCGATGGTCTGCTGGAACTGTGCGTCCTTCTCGGTCAGAATGGAAATGGTGGTGCGGATCGTTTCAATGTCGTTCTGCACCACCCATTCATTTCCGTCCCATATCTTCGTTTCCGGCGGGGTCACGGAAGTATCCACCCAGAGCTGCCCCTCATAGGGGTTCTCCGGCGGCGTGTCCGAGGTGACCACATCGCAGAGACTGATAATCGTGAACTGTGCTGATGCGATCATCTCACCACCTCCTCAAAGCGCCACAACGACCATAAAGGTTGCCTTGGTATCCACATCGGTGCTGGACACCGACAGGGTCTTGCCGGTCTTGCTGCCGTTGGTACCCCAAGAGGTATCGATTGCGCCATCCTTGTTGTACTTCGTCCAGGTGTAACTGCCGTTCCCGGCCGAATCCACCTCGGAGCCCGCCTGGTAGCAGACGGCGGTCAGCACAGTCGTGCCCTGGCCGTTCTTGAACACATCGCCGCCCGTGGAGGTGACGATGATCTGCAACGGGTCGGAGTTGTCGATGAAGGTCGCCACATCGAAAAACTTCGTGTTATAAGAAGCGGATGCGGAATCCGTGTCCTGGGCACAGCATTTGAACACGGCGTAGCTATTTACCGCTGTTGCATAGACCGTGAGGGTATTGGTGGTCGTGCCGGTGTATTTGTCGGCGGTATCCGAGAGCTTGCGCCAGCCGATACCGAAGTCCGCATCATAGCCGGTGGAAGAAGTAGCGGTGACGGAAGCGTCCATGACCGCCCACTTGTAGCTGACCTTGGTGGTGTCCACCGTAGAGCCGCGCCACAGTTCGGCCTTGGCGGTCAGACTGGCGACCTCCTCGTTCTTGAACACATTTCCGTTGGGCGTGGTGACCAGCAGGTCTACGATGCCGGAGCCGTTGACCACACGGGAGAAGGAAATGGTCAGCGGATGGGTCAGCGACAGTCCGGTGCTTTCGTCTTTGTAGGTGATGACGCAACGGTAGTCGATACCGGGCAACTCCGCCATGACATTGGCCTTGACCGTGAGAATGTGGCTCTTGGCACCGCTGAGAGCGTAGTTCGTACCTGCGGTGATGGCGGTGTTACTGTCGCCCACATACCACTTGACCGAAGTGACATTGGCGGTAGCGATCTGGTCGGCGGTGGTGCCGATGACATACAGACTGGGCGTCAGAACGAGGTTCTTCGTTTTCCAGTCGGGGGTGTAACTGCCGTTGTCGGGGTTATACATCTGAGTCTTGGCGAGGTTCGATCCGATGTACCCCGTCAGCGTCAGTGCGTCGTTGTAGTCGATGATGGTAAACTGGCCTTGTGCTTTGCTCATGTGAGAAGCCTCCTTTAAAGTTGTTGTATCAGGAACGGGCACTGTGCTGGTTTCTGTTGTGGGTTCTGTGGTTGCCATAGTGAATTCCTCCGTTATAACAGGCTCTGCCTGGTCGTGGTGTCGATGAGGTCACAATAAAAAGTGGCGCGGACTTTGACATCCGCACCGGTGATGACCACGGACTTTGCGCCGCCGAAATGCTGCTCGTTCCAGACCTTGTCCGCTTCCGTATCCTCAGACACCCTTGTCCAGACAAACTGGTTGGCATCCAGCGTGTCGGTGATGTCCTCGTCCCAGGAGTACACCTTGGCGGAAAGCAGCGTTTTTACATTGCCGTTCTTGAAGATGTTCCCGTTGGACGAGATGATAACCAGCCGGAGCATTTTCTGCTCCTCAATGGTGGTAATGCGGTCGCTGACCTCGGTGACCTCCTTGCTGGTGGCGTAGGCACGAAGCACGACCTCGCCGCTCTCCAAATCCCACCAGGACGAGCCGTCCTGAGACTGGATGACACCGGCCTTGATGATGTTCGCCACCAAGGAGCCAGAGGTGATGAAGTCTGCGACGATCTGCCCGTCTGCCGTGATGGCGGTTTCGTAGGGACCGTTGTAGCCGTTACGGGAAAAGCCTAGACCGCCCACATTCCACCGCCAGACATTCACGGCTTCGTCAATGGAGGGAGCGTCCAGAATGAGCAGCTCATAGGGCTGCCCGCTTTCGCTGTCTGTGTTAACAACCACATAGCCGCCGCTCTGGCCGGTGATAAGCTCGGTGGCTTTACCGATGGCGGTTTGAAGCAGCTTTGGAAAGCGTCCCACCGTGGACTCCACCTTGTCGACCGTGGACTGCACCTCGGAAATGGTGGTGATCATACTGGACTTGCTCTGACCGAGGGAAATACTCTTGTACCGCTCGGCGAGGGTGTCGTATACGGTTTCAAGAACCATAGCCGACACGCTGACACCCAGCAGCGAGTGCCGGATGGTGACGGTATCGCAGAGATTGACCCGCTCCAAGAGTGCCGAATACTCCGGCTGTTTCCAGAGCGGTTCAAAGGACACCTTCACCGTGGGGATAGTCGCTCCCAGCGGATTAGCTTTGATGTAGCTGTTGGCTTTGGCTCTGAGGGCATCCTCGGTTACAACTCCGTCAAATTGGTCGGAGAAATCCATGATGAGCGTTTTCGCCCGGACGATCTCCGAGGTCACAATGGGGAGCGTTACCTCCGGCAGCGTGACCACCGTTTCGGTGTCCGAGCCTTCCGGGGTGTACACGGCATACGGGAGCAGTGCAGTATACACACCGCTGTTGTCCTCGTCCTGTTCCAATGCGGTGAGGTTCTTGCCGTACTCAATGACCACACCGGTTTTCTGCCCACGGTGTGAATGGAACTTTACCGTGAAGTTGTCCCACTCAAATTCACCGTGCCATTTGGAGAGCATGGAGCCTTCCGTACCTCCGAGGCAGGCACGGACGCTTTTCGGCTGCGTGACGGAAAATGCCTTTGCATCCGAGTAGTCCGTCCGGCCCGTGAAGCGTGTATCTCCGGCAAGGAGCTGCGAGAGAATGAGCTGCGGAGAGAGGCTCTCGGTCGAAAACGGCAGCACGGGAACATTGGCAAGGTCATAGGAGATGTGCTGCCCGTAAATGGTGACAATGCCGTTCAATGGCTTCGTGATGCGGTAAATACGGAATGCCTGGTCAGCGGCGGTGTCATTGGGCTTTGCCTTGATGATGCACTCCTTGGTGATTAGCCCGTAGTGCTGACCGCTGACAGGGTATTTGAGCAGACACTCAAACACACCGTTGCGCTCCTCGGTGATTTCGCAGGAAATGGTATCCGTCAGCGCACCGTGGCCGAATGAACTGAAGTCCGTGGCGTTTGCAGCGTAGAGTACAGGAATCATAGACAGCACCACCTCGGAATGACCTCGATCCTCGTCACATTGCCGGTGCAGTTGATGGTGCAAACACCTGGTTTGAGAACCGGGAACTCCACACCTTTGACGGTGTCATTTTTGAGGGCGGTGCCTTTGAAGCAGTTCATCAATTCACTGTCGATTTCGATGTACTCATCCAGATCGGAAATCATCATGCCTCGACCTTGGGGCTGTATCATTATTACCACCGCACCGCTGCCGTATAGCTTGATGTACGGTCGGCTCTCAAAAGCGGTCGGATTGGTAATCGTCAGTTCGGAAGCGTCAGCCGCCACCGTCTCCTGTCCTGTAAAGCTGTATTTATACGGCTTGCAGTTGAAGGTTACGGTGAAACTGCCGACCTTGTTTAGCTGCTCCTCAATGTCCAGATTGCCGGAGATGACACCGTAGCGGAAATACTCCGCATCGTAAGAGTCGGTGATTTCGTGGTATCTGTCCGGTTCGGAATACAGCCAGCCTTTGATGTCCCGCAGGACAGAGGCAAGTGCAGCTATATTCTTCCGAGCGAGGAACACCGTGTAGGTCACCTTGATGTTGGAAAATCGACGGTTCGGATTGATGATATCGCCGCTCCGACCGGGAATGGAGATGAACTCCGCATCGTACTCCGGTGCGGAGAACACCTCCTTCTTCTCGATATGCAGGCCGAAATTAGCGGAACTGCGGCCGTTGTAGGTAAAATAGGTCATGCGAATACCACTCCTTTCCGCTGGGCGAACTGGTTCGCCGTTTCCATGACTTCGTTGGTGAGCTGACGGATATCCTCACTGCTGTAATTGTTGAAGTTCGTAATGTTCAGGGCAATGGTGAAAGCGGATGCTGCCTTGCCGGTCACACCGTCCACCGCCGAACGGAAGCTGCCGCTGACATCGAAGTCCGTGGGCAGGGCTGTCTGCATATCGTGGGCGAGATCGCCCATGACGCCGTTGATGTCCTCTGCCATCCCTTCTGCGGCTTTAACTGCTTCATCGCCGTTATCTTCAATGGACCCGGACAAACCTTTGACCAGCATTTCACCGACCCATGCCATTTCCTTTGAGGGCGAATGGATACCGAAGAAATCGCAGATGCCGTCCCAGATGGAGGAGATCCACCCGGACACCTTGTCCCACAGCCAAGAGGCAAGCTGGGTAATGCCGCTCCACAGTCCCTTGACGATGTTGCCGCCAATCTCCACGATTTTATACATCAGAGAGCCGAAGGCTTTCACGATGCCCGCAATGATCTGCGGCACGGCCTTGACGATTTCCACGATGATGGTAGGCAGATTTTCAATCAGCGCAACGAACAACTGCACACCTGCCATGATGATTTTGTCGATATTCCCGACCAGTGCATTGACGATGCCGGAGATAATTTGCGGAATCGCCTGCACGATGGTCGTGATGATCTGCGGCAGGGCTTGAATGAGAGAAATCAGCAGGTCGATGCCCGCTTGAATAATGAGCGGTATCGCATTCAGCACCGCGTTGATAATACCGTCAATGATTTTCGGGATGGCTTCCACGATAGCCGTGATGATCTCCGGCAGGGCAGTCACCAGCGAGGTCAGAAGCTGAATGCCAGTTTCAATAATCTGCGGGATGGAGTCCAGCAGAAAGGTAATGATGCCGTTGATGATTTCCGGCAGAGCGGCGATCAACACGGGTATTGCGTCCAGAAGTCCTTGCGCCAGTCCCGTGATAAGCTGCAGCGCAGCATCCAGGAGCATCGGCAGGCTGTCCACCAGCCCTTGCACGATGGTGACGATTGCCTGCACCGCTGCCGGGATGAGTGTGGGCAGTGCATCCGCAATGCCGGTCACCAGTGTAGACACCAGCTGAACCGCTGCCTCGATAAGCAGGGGCAGATTCTCGATCAGCGTGTTCACGATGGTCATGAGCGCAGACACCGCCGCCGGGATAAGCTGCGGAAGCAGGGACAGAAGCGTTTCCAGCACCTGCGAGAACAGTTCGGTGACTGCTTCCAGCAGTGTGGGCAGCAGTTCACCCACAGCCGTCAGCAGGGCATCCAGCGCCGTGGGCAGAGCCGCCACGATGTTCTCAATAACCGGGGTGATGTTCGCCACCACGGTCTTGAAGGCATCCACCATGTTGTTGCACAGCAGCTCCATGTCAGCGTCCGCATCACCAAAGCCTACAATGAGGTTCGACACGGCGGATTTCAGTGCATTGACAGAACCGGAAATGGTGGCTTCGGCTTCCTTGGCAGTCGTACCCGCAATATCCATGCTCTCCTGCATGACATGGATGGCTTCCACCACATCTGCGTAGGAGGAGATGTCGTACTTGACGCCGGATATCTTCTCCGCATCGGCGAGCAGCCGCTCCATTTCCTGCTTTGTGCCGCCGTAGCCCAGCTTGAGGTTATCGAGCATCGTATAGTTCTGCTTGGCGAAACCCTGGTAGGCATTCTGAATGGAGGACATATCCGTGCCCATCTTGTTGGCGTTATCGGACATATCCGTGATTGCCATATCCGCATACTTTGCGGCTTTCTCGGTATCACCGCCGAGAGACTGGATCAGGCTTGCGGAAAAGCCCGTGACCGTCTCCATGTACTCGTTGGCGGAAAGACCGGCCGTTTTGTATGCGTTGGCGGCGTACCGCTGGATCTCCTGCGAGGAGTCCTTGAACAAGGTATCCACACCGCCGACCAACTGCTCATAGTCTGCATAGGCGGCG